CGGTAGTACTTCTTTTAGATTCGCTAGAGATGGTGGGTCACCTGTCTCAGATTTTACAGTCAACTTCGACAACGTAAAACTTACTCAGCTCACAGCAGACGGCCACGTCACAACATGGTATGACCAAAGTTCAAACGGACGAGATAGCTCACAGGCGACAGCCTCGGAACAGCCGAAAATCGTCGATGGTGGCACGCTGGTAACTGACGGTTCAGGTAATCCAGCAATCGTTGGTGACGGCGTAGATGACACTCTTGTTCATCCAACGCTTACTCAAAGCTTAGACAATACCGATTTCTTGGTTTCAGCAGTTTATGAAAACTCTTTGGCATTAGGTGTTTCCGGTGGTGTTCCTCGTTTATATATGACCCAAGCGGCGTGGTCTTACAACACCCTAAATACTCTTACCTTCAGTAATCAGTCTGGTAGAAATGTTTTGTCATTCCAAACTAATGGAAATGCTCAACAAGTATTTGGGAACGGAATATCACTCGGAACTTCGTCTGAGGCACAAGCCAATTTTTCCCAAACAAGTTTCAATTTAATGAGGGCTGGCTCTGGATTCTCAAACGGCTTTCTTATGGAGGTCATTGTTTACAATAAAGCTATCTCAACAGCAGACCGTTTGTCTTTTGAGAATGGAATCAATAAGTATTATAACATTTTCTAAATACCATGTTTTACACTTCAAAAGACCGAGACATCCTCGACGCTTACAACGAGAAAGTAGTCGCTGGTGAAAACTATGACGGCACCACTACCGTGCGCTGGGCTGATGTTATTGAGCATCAAGACGGTGGCCAGTGGGCAATCATTAAGAACCCGGCCTATGCACTCATCGACGGCGAAGAAGATGCGCCAACCGTTGACTCAATCGCTGACTTCTTTTCAAATTTAGACGAGCTTAATTAATGGACCCTGACGCACCACTTACAGACATTGAGCAATCCCGAGCCGACACTGGCTTCAGATACTATGTCGTCCAACCTGACGAACTCTATACGAGCCTTGTGGCAGCCGTAGATGCTGACCGTGGCTATCCGAATCCTAACACGTTCACGGGCCTACCTCCTGTAGAAAACCTTGCTGAAGCCACTGACGGTAGCGGGCGACTCATAGCCATCGACTGCTGGCGCTTTACATCCAACGACGACGCGATGCTTGAAGATGCCGAGGGTGTGCAGGAGTTAACCCAACTAGAATTTTTATCAATCAAACCTCAACCCGAGGAACTACTTTAACAACAATAACACATGCAAGCCGAGACAGCACAGCAACTCTATACCACCCTAGAAGGCGCACGGTATTCCTACCTTGACCGAGGACGGGCCTGTTCAAAGCTGACGCTTCCTTATGTTATGCCTGAGGAGGGCTTCGGTCCCCACAGTCGCCTAGAGACACCTTTCAGTGGCGTCGGTTCCCGTGGTGTTAACAATCTTGCCTCTAAGCTGCTCCTTGCGTTGTTGCCTCCTAACTCACCTTTCTTTAGATTCCAAGCCAACGAAAAGAAGCTTGCCGAGGATGATACTCCACCTGAGTTAATGAGTGAGATCGAAGCATCTCTCCAAGCCCTTGAGGAGCTAGTGATGGATGAGGTTACCCGAGGTGCATACCGGGTTGCTCTTCACGAAGCCCTTAAGCATCTCATCATCACCGGTAACGCATTGTTATATCTACCGGATGAAGGAGGACTCCGAGTCTTTCACCTCGACCGCTTTGTTGTTCAGCGTGACCCTATGGGTAATTTGTTATCTGTGGCCACCAAGGAGTCTGTTGCATTCAGCACTCTTTCGGAGGAGATACGCCAACGACTTCAACAACAAGATCCGAACCTTGCCGAAAGTGACGCTAAGGTGGACTTGTTTACATCTTGTAAAAGGAAAGCCAAACACTGGGTGATCACTCAGGATGTTAATGGTGTAGATATTCCGTATGCTGGTGGTAAGGTAACAATGGACCGCAACCCGTTCATCCCTTTAAGACTTTCTAGGATTGATGGTGAAGCTTACGGACGTGGGTTTGTTGAGGAATACCTCGGTGACATCCAAAGTCTTGAAGCGTTGACCCGTGCTATTGTCGAGGGATCGGCTGCTGCTGCTAAGGTTCTCTTTCTTGTTAACCCTAATGGCACCACACGAGCCCGGACGTTAGCTGAAAGCCCCAACGGTGCGATTGTCCAAGGCAACGCCGCTGATGTTAACACTCTCCAACTAGATAAGTTCAATGACTTTAGGACAGCCCAGGTTACCATGGAAGCAATCAAGGACCGCCTTGGTGCTGCCTTCTTGTTGACCTCAGGTGTAGTCCGACAGGCCGAGCGTGTGACAGCCGAAGAGATCCGTATGTTATCTCAAGAGCTTGAGGCTTCCCTAGGTGGTCTTTATTCACTCCTAGCTGCTGAGATGCAATTACCATTGGTGAAGCGCATCATGTCAGTCATGCAAAAGAAGAAGTTGTTACCTAAGCTTCCTAAGGACTTGGTGAAGCCAGTTATTGTTACCGGGGTAGAGGCCCTTGGTAGAGGTAACGATCTTTCTAAATTAGATTTATTCCTTGCCGGTGCTGCTCAGGTCGTAGGACCAGAAGCTATCGGCCAGTTTGTTAATGTTGAAGACTACTTTAAGCGTCGTGCCACTGCTCTCGGTATCAAGACCGAAGGACTCATCAAGAGTTCCGAGCAGATGCAACAAGAAGCACAGATGCAACAGATGCAAGCTATGACTGAGAAGCTAGGACCAGCCGGTATTAAAGCCTTGAATGATCAAGCTATGGCCGGTAATATGCCATCAGTTGAACCACAAGAATAAATATGGAAAGCGTTACATTTAGCGAACCCACAGAACAGGAGAATATGTCTCTTGAACAACAGGCTGCCATGCAAGATGAGCAAGCCAAAGAACAACAGCCCGAAACGGCTGAAGCTCCTCCACAAGACCGCCCTGAGTGGTTACCGGAGAAGTTTGATAACCCGGAGGCTTTAGCAGACGCTTACAGCAACCTCGAAAAGCAGTTCCACGAGAACAAAGCCGAGCCATCCGAGACCGAAGACAACGCCACCAGCGAACCAGAGGTAACCAACACTGCTGTCACCAGCGCATCCGAAGAATACTTCGAGACCGGTGAGCTATCCGAGGAGACCTATAAGTCCCTTGAGGCTAACGGCATCCCTAAGGAGATGGTTGATATGTATGTTAATGGCTACGAAGCTGTGGCTAACCAACAACAACAAACCTTGATGCAAGAGGCTGGAGGAAAGGAAAACTACGACGCTATGTCTGAGTGGGCAGCTACATCTTTAACAGACCAAGAACAAGAGGTGTATAACAACACTGTCGAGTCAGGGGATGTTAACGCAGCAACCATGGCGATCCGTGGTCTATATGCTCGCTTTCAGTCGGACGGTGGAACACCTGTTTCTCTTGTCCAAGGGGACACCTCGGGAACAGCCGGGGCATTGCCCTTTAGCTCCTCTAAGGAGATGACGATTGCTATGCAAGACCCGCGCTATAGTTACGATAACAAATACCGGGAGCAAGTCTCACAACGACTATCAGTCACAACCGCATTCTAATTATGTCAGCTATTATTACTTACATCCTCGACAACAAAACTGAACTACTCAGTGCCATCTCTATGGTCATTGCTGCTTGTTCCGCTATCGCCGCTCTTACACCTACACCTGTCGATGACGGGTTGGTCAAGAAGCTTTACAAGGTTGTCGATTTCCTTGCACTTAACATTGGTCGTGCCAAACAAAAATAACAACATTTAAACACACACGCACCACATGTCTGTGTCTCTGCTAGTCAAGTTACTAATATCGTTTCCTCGGTTAGCAGAGGCATTTCGTGGTCTTATGGAAGCCTATGAAGAGAAACTATATGTTGAGCGTCACAGCAATATGCGTGATGTTATTGATGAGTGGATGCACTCCGACTCTTCGTCCGACAAAGCTCCCTTACTTTTTAGAGAAGGCCAAAGAGCAGACGTGGACAGCGGACCAGAAGCAGACGGTGGGGGAGATGTTACATTACATCAACGACCTAGAGAACAACCAACATGCCCGCTAAACGAAAAGGATTGTCCCTTCGCAAAGAACACAAGTCAGACAAAGGAGGCTTAACAGAAAAAGGGCGCAAGTATTACAACCGAAAGACAGGTAGTAACTTAAAGAAACCGCAACCAGAGGGAGGCCCGAGGAAGCGGTCTTTTTGTGCGCGGATGTCAGGCGTTAAAGGCCCGATGAAAGATTCCAAAGGCAGGCCCACCCGAAAAGCGTTAGCTCTTAGAAGGTGGAAATGCTGAACCACAACCCCAACACTAACAATAACAACATTATGCCCAAAGTAGGAGATAAGTCGTATCCGTATACCCCCAAAGGTAAGAAAGCAGCTAAGAAAGCAGCCAAGCGGAAGGGGTTGAAGATCATGTCCAAGAAGAAGAAAGGAAAGGGGACTTGAGCCAAGTAACAATCATTTCAACAAGTTTTATTGAATAACAATCATGGCTAAAATCTGTCCTAAAGGAATCGCATGGGCGAAGCGCACGTTTGATAAGTATCCAAGTGCTTACGCTAATATGGCGGCATCTAAATACTGTAAAGATCCTAACTACGGAAAAGGTAAGAAGAGATCTAAATTAACAATCAAACGTAAGAAGAACCGTGGGTGAACTAGCAAAGTGGCGTAAGCAAGACTGGGTCCGAGTAGGAACCGATGGTAAAATCAAAGGCGCTTGTGGAACCTCAAAGAACAAAAAGAACCCCGATAGATGTCTTCCAAGATCAAAAGCCAACAGCCTATCAATCTCTCAACGGGCTGCAACAGCTCGCAAGAAGAAGCGTGCAGGATCGAAGGGCAAACAGTTTGTTGCCAACACCCCTGCTGCACGTGTAAAGCTGCGTTTAAAGAAGAAGTAGCTCTGGGAGATGTTATTCAAATAGACTTCCTCGACCACGTGCAAGATGCAACCGATGGTCCCCTTGAATGCTCAGTCTATGGTTCACTTACGGACATAGGCGATAACTACCTTACTGTTACCTCATGGCACGGCTGTGAAGATAACACAACAACTTTCACCATTATTACAAGCTGCATAAGTAGCTTGGTGGTGTTTAAACCAAACGTCATCATAAAGATAGACTCCCCCGAGGCCGACGATGAGACCCACTGCGGTGGAC